CACTCGTTGTCGATGGTGAACGATGCAGAACGTCTCAGTCTGAGACTGCCCTCACACACAACCGTGATGTTGAATCGTCCGGTCTGTTCCTTAACCCGTTCCGGTTCATTGCCCTGTTGCACATCTTCTCCTCCGGTGCTCTGTGGCTGTGCATTCGCCCCATTCTCGTCCTCTCCTGCATCCGGCTGAGTATTTGCCTGCTCAGTGTTCTCCGTGCCGTTCTCGACGGTCTCAGCGTCACCCTGCTGCATCATATTCTCTCCTCCGGTGCTCTGTGGCTGTGCATTCGCCTCATTCTCGCCGTTTTCTCCGTTGGTTGGTTCATCTGTGCCCTGTGAGGCATTCTCGCCCTCTGTGTCGCCCTGTGGCTCGTTTCCTGTGACTGCTGCCACGGTTGCAGCAGTGGCAACTCCGACCTGCTGACCATCTGCATTGTAGGAGTTGACGCTGCCGTCTGCATTCGTTGCGAGTGCTCCATCGGGAACATTATCGGTCAATGACCCGATGACGTTTCCATTTTCATCCCACACCACGAGGCTCTCGTCCTTGGCTGCTGCCTTGAGTGCTCCCTCGATGGTCTTGTATGGCTTACACTGTGCCTTGATGAACTCTGTTCCTGTTCCGAGATAGTACATTGTTGTTTCGCTCATGATAGTTTCCTCCTATTTTTTTAAGTATTTTGAAGATGCAAAACCTGTCTGTCCGTTGTAGGCAATGAGCAACCATTTAATTCCGGACACGGTCGTATAATATCCGTAACATTTGACCTTTGAACCTTTCGGCATGGATGCAAGTTTTGTCTTGTTCTGTCCTGCTCCGGCTCTCAACGTCAACGGGTCTGTGTTAGTGCTGACCGTGTATGTGCCTGCGAGTGATTTATTGAACGACTTCGCCGAATCCACTTTCGTGCTCGATGTGGTTTCGCTTGATGACATCTGATTGCTCGTCGTACCGCCTGCAAAATCTGCCACACGTCCGTATCCGATGATGTACTTGTCAGATACGTTGATGTTTCTGTATCCGACTGCATCGTTCTTGTTGCCCTCGATGGCTTTGATTGTGCTGCCGGATACACTCACCACATATCCCACATGAGTGGAATCTGCTTGCGTATGTTTGGATGAATAGAAAATCACATCACCACGTTTCGGTGTGTATGTGCCTCCGTAGTATTTCGCCTTTTCATATCTTCCTTTGTTCTTGAACCATTTCACTCCTGCGTCGCATGAGGCGAATGTCGGAATGAGGCTCGTCGGTGCTCCCACCAGTCTCGCAATCGCTGTCACGAAAATCGCACACCATGCCACTGACATGGAAAACCCTGCTCCTGTCAATTCATTGTATAATTTGATGAACTGGTCATCACCAGTCGGCTCACTCACTCCGAGGAATGAGATTGCCTTTTTGATAATTTTTTCAATCATTATCCTGTTCCTCCTCTGTGTCGTCTCCGAAATCTCCCATGAGTTCCGGAAATTTCTCGTCAATAATTCCAAATAGCCACACGCCGATGAATATGAGCGGTGCTCCTATCCATATCGCACTCAGCAACACGGATATTCCTATCCCTACGACCCACGAGAGGAACGCTCCTGCATTCCCCTCCGGATACGCCTCCGGATACATTTCCCTGTCCTCGTCCTCTGCTTTTCCTATCCAGTAGAAAAACGCAATCAGACCGATGAATGTCAGCACCGCTCCCACGATGTAGATGGTCAACAGTATGTGCCAGTTGTTCATGAAAAACTGATACATTCACACCGCCTCCTCTACTGGGTATCGCCGGACACATATTCCTGTGCGGATTTATTTGTCTTGAGCATCGCTCTCATGCTCTCAAGTGCCTCGTCCACCCACATGGAGAACGTCGCAAATGAGACAATCTTTGCTGCCACCGGAAACCTGCTGATGAATAGGTCGTACACATATCTGAGTTTGAGTTGACCTGTTCCGTTTCCGAGTTCCTTTTCTGCTGTGGTTACCGCAAGTAATAACCACTGTTTGATTTTTGCCACCTGTTCCTTTGTTGGAAGTCCTGCAAATTTATATATGGCACATGCAACGCCTCCGGCAACTGCTGCCAGTGCGACGATGATGAACCAGTTTTCAACAATCCATTCTGCCATTTTTATTCCTCCTCTGTCTCTGCCGTGGTTTCTGTTTCCTCCGGCTCTGCTTGTGGAGTTTCCGTCTTTGGTTTCATGACCGTTTTGGATACCTTAATGAGTGCCATCGCACCGCCCTCAACTGAGAGAAAACGGAATACATTCTCAATCAGTGTCGACGGTTCTGAGCCTGTCTTTGCAAATAACACAATCATAACGACCGTAAAGATTAAGGCTGCAAGGATGTCACAGATAACCACACGATTCATGAACTGACCGGAAACCTTGTTCTTTGCTTTTGCCTTTTTCAGTTGAATCCGTCTGAGTTTTCTCTCGTGCCGGATTTTCGCCTGCAATCGTCTTTTTGTTTCCCTGTTCACTTTTATCGCCTCCATTCGTGACGTTGCCTTGCCCTGTCGCCCTCCTGTTAATCAATCGGATGGATGGTTTCACCGTCCAGTCGCTTGTGATAACTCTTGAGTGATGATTCGACTTTTGCAACCCGTTCTCGCAGGGTCGCAATGTCCTCTCTGAAATTGCGGTTTTCGGTTTTAATTTCTTTCAAATCATCCGAAATCATTTCCAGTTTCATCATCACAAGAGTGTCGTTCTTTGTCTCCTCTTTGGTATCGCTGACCGCTTTCTCTGCTTCTGCCTTGGTGTCGTTCTTTTCATTCCTCTTTTTCGTACTCAGTCCGAAATACAACGCTCCGGCGACAGAGATGCCAGTCAACAGGATTGAAACCTCAATGGTCATCTGCTGCTCCCTCCTCAAGCGGTTCGCCGTCGTCGGTGTCAATAATGTGACGGAGGTGGTATTCATTCACATCCATCTTTCTCTCTGCCTCTGAGACCATGCCTCTGAGTTCTTTCTTGACCTGCTCCTCGACTTTCGACCGCTCAATCTCTGTCTGTTGTCTTTTCACGATGTCCGACAGGGTGTTGATGATGTCGCACATCTCTGAAATCAATTCAAGCGGTCTCATGATGCCGTTCTTTCCTCTCCGGTGATGTAGGTGTATTCTGCATCGGTAATCTTGCCGGATGCAGCACGTTCCGCAATCTGTTCTTTCGTGAGTTTTCCTGCCTCATACAGTCTCTTGAAACTTTCTACGACGATTCGCATTATAACAATCCCTCCTCTACCAGTTGCAAGGTGTACTCGTCAATCACTGCGGATTTCTGAAAATCTGTCACACTGCTGACGATTTCGCTCTTGTTGGTGTTGACAACCTCCTGCACAAGTTTCATCTGCTGATACTCGTCCAGTGTCAACTCACGCTCCTCACGTTCCCATCCGACGACCTTTGTTCCATCCTCCTCAACCTTGGTCTTTTCCACGACATTGCGTCTCTGATAGACCGTTGTTGGAGAGAGTGTCTCGTCGAACTCCTGCGGTTTCTCCGGTTCTGTTCCGAATACTGTTCTCCACTCTTTCACGCTTTTCTTTCTCCTTTCGCCTTGAATGCTTGCTGACAATCCGTTTCAGTTTCTTGACATTCACATACGGCTTGACCCTGTCTTGATACATGCCATAAGTGTCCGTGTGGGTGAGGTATCCCATGTATGACAGGATTGCCGTTGCGTCATACCATGTGATTTTGTCTTTCTTCGCCACCCTGTTGACTTTTCTTGTGCAACTGAGCATGATTGATTCTCTCAGAATCGTCCGGTCTTGGTGGAACTCAAAACCCATAAAGTCGAGCGGTCTGCCCTTGACCTTTCCGGTCTTTCTTTCCACATACTCAAACCGGAATACCTGCCAGTTGTCTTTCATTTTTAAGTTGAGACGTTCTCTCAAAAAATCATCAATCGCAATCCGCATCCGGTGCAATTCTTTTTTATTCCTGCCGAACACGACCATGTCATCCATGTATCTGATATAGTGTGCAGCATGTAACTGTTCTTTGATGTAGTGGTCGAGTGGCTGCAACATGAAATTCGATAGCCACTGCGATGTGTAGAAACCGAGTGGCAATCCCTGCTCGCTGCCGTCGATAATCAAGAACAGGATGTTGAGCATCCTTTTGTCTCTGATTTTCTTCTCAAGCCACGCCTTGAGGACGTCATGGTCGACACTCTCGAAAAAGTGCCGTATATCCATCTTGAGGATATATTTGCAATTCTTGAGGTCAGTATGTATCCATCTTTCGATGTACTTCTTTCCGTAGTGAGCACCCCTGTTTGGAACGCTCCCACATGAGAACTCATACATGCCTTGCATAAATATGTCATAGCAAGCCGACACCACTATATGATGAACCACTTGCTCATAATTGTATCGAGGTTTCTCAATGAGCCTCTGTTTCTTGCTCGTTCCCTCGTTGATTCTCACCTTGCCATGTTTGGCAGGTCTCCACGCCTTTTCCGGATTCGGTACGTCATACCCCTCCGGTGCTGTGTTGGATAGTTGCTCGATGACCGTTTCAACGTGTCTCTGAATGTTTTCCGGTTTCAGTATCACGGCAACGTCAGACCGCTCGGTCTTTCCCTTTGCTGCAATGTGAAACTTTTTTTCTACGTTGCTATGCTCAAGCATAGGTTCAAACAGGTTGTTGACGGATTTCTTTCCCATTTCTTTCTTATCACCTCAAGGTCTTTCTTTTCCAATACTCGACCCTGCCTGCATCGGTATCATTTTCACTGGTTAGCAGTGTCTCAACTGCCTGCGGTGTAGGAATGCGGTGTGCTTTTGGTTATACGCTCCGTCATTTGATAAGATTGGCTCGCCCCGATGTTCGTGTTCACGTTCGTCGCAAGGTTGTTCAAATTCCAGTACGAGAGACCGCACTTCGACCCGTTGCCACGGTTGCCACCGAACAGGGCAACATCCAACTGAGCGTTGTTGAACCAAAAACCATCACACTCGTATGTGGTCTCGCTTCCGGATGCTTTCACCGGAACTCTGCCTCCGTCCGTCATACGCATCTCAGACAGGTATCCTCCGGATGTTCCGGCAGGCACAAGACCCGTGCTGATGTATCCTGCTCCGGTGCTGTCGTATGGTGGAACGAATTTCACTTTGATGTTTCCGTTGTCGTTGATAAGTCCACGGATTCGTTTCCAGTAGTTGCCATAGAAATTCTCACAATAGAACATCTTGACACCTGCTGCCGTTCCGCTTGTTCCATAGAACTGACCCTTGCCGTTGAGTGTTCCGGTTGCAAGGAAATTGTCTGATGTGCTGCATCCCATGCCGAACTTTGTCTGCGAGTTCGTGTTCTTTGAAATCAGAGTACACATCTCATACATGAGGTTGCATTCTGAAAATGAGAGTTTATCCCATCTGTCGCCGTTCTGCTGTGCTGCTGTGGTTTCCTGTGCATCTGTAAGCGATGCCGATACCGTCTGACCGGACAGCGAACGCATACGGTTGTTGATAACTGAACCCTCATACATAGGGAAATATGTCACAGGTAGGACATTTCCGTCTGCATCTGTGTGAGCGTATGCGTGATAGGTGTCATCATACTGAGTTTCGCAGAATACAACGAAATCATAATTGTTCTGAGACCATCTCTTGACCCAAATCAGTGGAATCTCAGACATTGCATTCCCACCGTAGGCAGTGGATGCGACTGCGGATGGAGTGCCATCCAGTTTCAAGGCGTGATTCTCATGATTCAATTCATAGTCCACTGTTCCGTCGGTTCTCAGCATGACCGGACGGTTATTCTTTACAAACCACAAGTCTCCCCAGTCGCCGTAATCAAACGCCCCTGCACTGTAATTCATTCCGGCAGGTGTCATCCCGACGGCATCAAAAAGATATGTGACACGGGTTGCCGGATTGCTGTCGAGCCTGTTGATTCTCATGCCGTATCTTTTAGGTTTCTCTGCTGCTCCACTGATGATTTTTTCTGTATTTGCGAGAATCTTCTGCGAGGTCGATTCTTTCGCCATGAATATTCTGTCTCCTGCTGCCATTATTCTGTTACCTCCTCTGTAATTTCCTCAAAGTACAACGTGCCGTTCGAGATACCCATTCGGTACTTGATAGCCGTTACATCGTCCTCAAGTTCGACCGTGGTCGCCAGTGCTTTCATTTCTGCCAGTAGCTCCGTGCCTTTAGCGACAAGATTGTTGTAATAGGTCTGAGAATCCACATCCATTCCGGTCTTGATTTCTCTGACCTCCTCGATGTCGAATGTGACAGGCAAGTCCATGAACTCACTTGCTCCATTTCCCACTCTGATGATTCGGTGACCGTCCGCTGTGGTTTCAAGTCCGAGTTCTCCGTCGTCAAGAACTCGCTTGCTCTCCGTCCATTCGGCGGTCGTTCCTTTTTTTAACGTGATTGTTGCTGTTGCCATCTGTTTTCACCTCTTTCTATATTGTGTGAGACGTTCCGGCTATGTATTTATCATAGTCGGTCGTGAACGGTGTTCCTCCCTTTACAAGCAGGAGTTCGGTACTGGTTGGCGTTCCCCCGTCCACATTGATGTTGATGTCTGTTTCGAGTTGCTGAATGCGTTCATAGTAGTCTCTGACTGCTGCAAGGATGGCATCAAGACCGCTCTGCTCGATGATGATTTTGTTTGCCTCCTCGGTTGCCTTGAGACACGCTGCTGTCTGCTCTGCTGCCTTGGCGATTTCCTCGGCACATTCTACAATGATTTTCGCCGTGGAATCCTCTCTCCGGCTCTCTTTGATTTCTCTTGCTTTCTCAGCAGTCTCTCTCGCCTTTTCTGCTGCTACACGCAACGCCTCGGCTGCGTCGATGCTGTTCTGAGTATCCTGTGCAATTTGGAGAGCCTCTCTTGCTGCTGCAATCGTGTTCTCAAGTCTTGTGTATTCTCCGGAGTGGACGATTTCTGATTCATCTCTCTGTGATGGAAATATCTCCATCTCGAACGTGGCACTTGTCAGCAACGCACCGTTTTGGTATAACTGAATTTCACATTGAGCAGTGCCGTGAACCATGAGCATTCCTCTCGTTAATGGAACGAGTGCCTCGTTTCCGGACTTTTCTCCGTCGTTGTGAACGTGGGTCTTGTCCGGCTTTGTCATATTGATGATAATTTCGGCATTGTCCGGAATCTCATAGACGACGCCGTCCTCCAATAAAGTGACGCCGACGTATCTTGTTCCCATATCCATCTGCTTGGCTGCCACCGCAAAATGTTGAGTGTCGCCATATAAATCCACTTTGATGTGTCTAATGATATTCACTTTCTCACCTCCATTCTCACGAGAGTTCCTGCTCGGTCTTTTGAACCTCCTCGAATGACAATCTCGTATTTGCCAGTTCAACCTTGTTTCGTTCCTTGGTTAGCGGATATTCATAGAATTTCACGACCCTGTGTTTCTCTCTGAGGTTTGTTGATTTTGAAATCAGCAGCACCGTGTCTCCCAGTCCGACCGAGAACACCTCTTTGTATTCCTCAGATACCTCGGCGAGATTGATGACGTCTGCGGTGTAGGACTTGTATGGTTTTGAGAGTTCATCCAGTTTCGCCTCGCCGTCCTCCTGCAATGATTCTCGAACGGTGTATCGTTCATCTTTCCATGTGCAGGTCTTGACTTTCCTTGAATACTGATAGTTTTCGACGTAGTTCTTGCCATCTATATCAAGCATCAAGCCATCTTTCCCGATGCATATTAGTCTCGTGCAGAAATCGTATGAGTTCGACTGAATCTGCAATCGTTTGAGATTCAATCTCTCCATGAAATACGCTCCTTTGTCCTCGCCTATCTTTTCATAGATTGCGATTGTTTTAGCAATCGAATCGAATTTGATTTCGCATCTGTATGTAGTGATGACCGATTGAATGATGCTCCATGCGGAACAGTTGGAATCCGATGACACCGTCCTTTTTTTGGTTGGCTCGCAAAGAATCACTTTCCACTCCGTTCCATCAATCGCCGTTTCGACACATTCCTCTGCCGTGACCTCTGTTGTCTTGAATCCTGTCGGGAACTGTTTCCCCTCAAGGCTCTCCACATTCATCGCTGCGGTGCATTTATACCATGAATCTGACGGCTCAATCTGTTTGATGACAAACTCGTCGCTCTGTGTCCGGATATACCCCTCCTCTTTGATTGAGGACGCATACGGGTTTTCTTTCCGGAACATGAATGTCAATTCCTTGTCTCCGGTTTTCAGTGTACTTGTGATGCATATTTCTTTCACTCCGAACAGATTGCACACTTTTATGTGCATATCATTGAATAGTTCCATCCTGCACCTCCTAGAGCCACATTGGATTGTATTCCAGTGTCACAATGATGTTCTTGTCTGAAAATATGAGATGATGTTCTCTGTCCTCTCCGGTTTTCAAGAATGGAAACTCCATCATGCCGTCGACATCCCCGAACTTGTTTGCTCCGTCCATCGTGATGAATCCTTTGGTCGAATCAATCACGACTGTCGCTCCTCTCGGAATAACATTGATTGTCAACTCGTCGGAGAAACCGTTGATTTTCAACACCTCGATGTATTCCAGTGCCGTGATGCTCAGTTTGCACGGTGACCACCTGTTCCCTGCTGCCTCGAATTTTGCCTCATGTACTTCCTGCCATGTGAGTGTCACTGTATCGCTGAACCAGTATCCGTTGAATGTGAACTCTGCTTTGTACCTCGTTCCGGTGATGGTCTTGTTGAGTGTGTTGCCCGTCATGTATGCCTTGAATTTTCTCTCGTATCCATCCAGTGTCAAAATGACACCTTTTTGCAACATGGCATTGAAATCACTGACATATCTCTGTATTTCATTTCTTGTCTGCCCTCTGAAATAAATCTCAACCGTGAGTTCTGACAGTGGTGTGTATGTCTCAGATTCCGACGGGGTCAATGCCCCGTCGAATAGTTCCACGTTCACGGCTGTGGATGGAGGTGTGTATGAGACTTTTAACTGCTTGGCACTGAATGTCCGAATGTCCGTGTTGTTAATCTGCATTTTTTACCTCCTCTTTTTTGTTTCAATGGCAAGTTTGTCGCTGACCTTTTCGGTCGTCCTGCTTGCGACTTCGTCGCCGTCAATATAGTTGTGTGTTTCCACATATACATTTGTTGTTGCTTTTAATGCCTGCAACTTGTTATCAAGCATCATATTCAATCTCGTGTAGAATGGTTCGAGAGGGAGAACTGCCTCTGCACCTGCCTCACCGCCTATCATGAAATTGTTTCCATTCGCTCCGAATATCGTCGGTTGTAACATGATACCGCCTGTTTTGTACCACTCCACTCCGAACGACGGAACTGACGGAGGGTTCAAACTGAATGAGCCGGAGATACTGAAATGTGGCAGTTTCAAACTCGGCAGTGACCACTCGAAATTGAATTTTTCTTTTATAGCATCAATCGCATTCGATACGGCTGTCTTTGCAGCATTTATCGGTGTCTCGATGGCTGATTTGATGCCGTTCCATACTGTTGTGACTGTTGATTTCAGTGCATTGAATACAGTGGTCACAGTGGTTTTCACTGCATTGACTGCGGTCGATACCGTGTTCTTTGCCGTGTCGATTGCTGTCTCAATGGCTGACTTGATGCCGTTCCATATAGATGACGCTGTCATTTTCACAGTTGTGAACACTGTTGTCACCACTGTCTTGATGGCATTGACCACAGTTGTGATTTTGGTCTGAATCGCCGTCCATACTGTATCAATTACCGTCTTGATGGCATTGACCGCAGTTGTCACGGCTGTCTGAATCGCCGTCCACACTGTCGTGATGACCGTCTTGATGGCGTTGACCACGGTTGTCACGGCTGTCTGAATCGCCGTCCACACTGTCGTGATGACCGTCCGGATTGCCTCAAGAATCGTCTGCACATTTGTTTTGATGTTCGTCCATACCGTCGTGATAACTGACAGGATTCCGGTCAATATGAACTGAATCCTTGCAAGGAAAAAGTCGAACACCGTCATGATGATGGTCTTGAGGTTTTCAAGCACTGTCTGAATCTTTGTCTTAATGGCATCCCATATCGTCGTGACTATGGTCTTGATGGCGGTCAGTACCGTACTGATGACCGTTTTCACGGTATTGATTGCGGTCTGTACCTTTGAGGTGATAGCATTCCACACCTCGATGATGATGTCTTTGCAGTTTTCCCAAATGAACCGGAATGGCAACGTGATGATTGTCACCGCTGCATTGATGATTTCTTTTATTGCCATGAACGCCACCGTGATGACGTTCTTGATTGTCTCGAACACCGTCGTGACAATCTCTTTGCATTTCCCGAACGCATTGGAAAAAGCCTCTTTTATCGGTGCGAGTTTCTCGCTGACCGCTGCTTTCATCTCTCCCAGTTTGTCCGAGAATGCTTTTTTGATTTCGGTGAGTTTGCCTCCGGTTAGTTTATCCACAAAAGAGAGACCTGCGGTGTAATATCCTTTGATTCCCTCCCATGCTCCGGCGACAACGCCCTTGATTCCTCCACCGTTCTCCTCGTAGGCTGATTTGATATTGTTTAATTTCTCGGATACTGTTTCTTTTGCAGCACCGAGAACAGTTCCCATTGTTTCCTTGACCTTATTGAATGCACCGGATACCGTCTCTTTGAGGCTTGAGAGTTTCTCGCTCGTCGCCGTCTTGACTTTATCCCATGCACCGGATACCGTCTCTTTGACTTTTCCGAATACATTCGAGACGACCTCGGCAATCTTGCCGAATGCCTCTTTGACCGCCGTCCATAATTTATTGACGGCATTTCGGAACGTCTCTGAGTTTTTATATAAAGCGATGAACCCTGCGACAAGTCCTGCGATTGCAAGGACAACAATGCCGATAGGATTCGCCGACATCGCTGCATTCAACAACCACTGTCCGGCTGCTGCTGCCTTGGTTGCGACCGTGTGTGCGAGTGTTGCTGCCGTTCCTGCTGACGTTGCTGTCGTGTTGGCTGCTGATGCCACCGTGGAGGCGGTTTCTGCTGCTGCATCCGCTGTCGTCGCTGCTGTCTTGGCTGCTACCTTTGCAATCACTTTCGTGACCACATCTCGCATCGCCTTGAACCCGTTGACTGCTCCTTTGACGCCCTGCCCCACTTTACCGAGGGCAATGGATAGCGGTGCAATCGCTGCCACGAATAACCCGACTTTGATGATTGTCTGCTGTTGCCCCTCGTCCAGTGAGCCGAACCATTCACACAACGCTTTGACTTTATCTGAAAACTGGTCAATGATTGGTGCTGCCGATGTGAGAATCGTCTGACCAAACTGCATCACGGTGTTTTTCAACTCATTGAGTGTCACCTTGGTGTCGTATGAGGTTGTTTTCATTTTGCCGAACGCCGTATCTGTCGCACCCGTGGAGTTCCGCATCTGTCCGAGGGTGGTGTTGAACGTGTCCGCACTATCACCCAGTAGAATGAGACCTGCTTTTGCTGCCTCTGATGACGAGAACATATCGCTCATTGAGAGGTTCTGTTCCTTTGCTGCTCCGTCTACGATGGCAAGAACATCCGAGAGACTTGCTCCATCTGCCATCAATTCCTTGAATGACTTTCCGGTCTTTTCTCTCAGAATCACGTCGGTCGTGCTGCCAGTCTTTCCCAACTCGTTGAGCATCGAGTTCATGTATGTCGTCGATTCTGCTGTCGCAACACCGTTCGCTGTCATGATTGCATATCCTGCACATAACTGGTCGAGTGCTACGCTGTTAGCATTCGCCGTCGGGATGACTTTACCCATTGCAGACGATAACTCTCCAACGGTCGTTTTGCCGAGATTCTGTGTCTGAATCAACATGTCCGACACGTTTGTGACCTGCTCTGCCGATAGACCGTAGGCATTCATGATTGTGGTCAGCACGTCGAGGGTGTCTCCGGATTCCGCAAAACCTGCCGTCGCCAGTTTTGTGGACTGACGAACGAAATTGACAGCATCTCCCGTTTTCTGACCTGCACTGATGGCGTTGTATACGTTGTCAGCAATGTCTCCTGCTGCAATTCCTGTCTCATTTGACAGGTCTGTGATTGCGGTCGACATGTCTCCGGTTGACATTTCTCCGGTATCCATAATCGTGGAGACCTTTGCCATCGAATCCTCAAAATCAACTGCCATCTTTGCAGCAGAAATTCCAAATGCTGCTATACCTGCCGAAACAATGGTCATTTTCTGACCGAACGCCTCAAGTTTCTGTCCTGCTTTATCACATCCGCTTGCAAATGCATCCAGTTTATGATTTTGCAGTTCCTTGTTGACATTCTTGAGTTCCCCCTCCATTGAATAGAGTTTTGTCTCCGCATTATTGCAGGCGGTCGCCTGTTTGTTTAATGCGGTCTCGGTCTTGCCGATGGAACTCTCATTTGCTTTCAGTTCGGTCTCAAGTTTCGTCAGTTCCTCTTTGAGTTTCTTTGACTGCTCTGAGTTTTTTCCCGTTGCGGTCGCTGAATCTTCATAGGCTTTTCTTGCTGCATCGACTTTCGTCTTGAGACTTTCATGCTCTGCTTTCTGTTCTGACAGTTTTGTGGAAAGTTTTCCGTATTGGTCTCCTGCCAGTTTTACAATTTCTTTTTGCAGCTTTATCTTGTCCGATAATGCTGTCGCCTTGGTTGTGAGGACTTCGGTTTGTGAACCGAATGCTTTTGCTTTTGCCTGTGTCGCCGTCCATTGGCTTGCCAGTGCTTTCGCCTCGGCTGCCATGGACTTCATTGTTTTTTGATATGAATTAGCGTCCGCAGTCGCTTTCACGCTTACATAAGCCATTCAGTTCCCTCCTCTCCTACTGCTTATCGTTTATTGTCTTGATTGCAAATTTCATGTAATCAAGCAATGCCACGATGTCAGTCTCAAGGCATTGACTGTATGAATTATTCAATAATTTTATTGCTATCTGAATCACTCGGTCGATATTGTCTGAGCACACCTCCCACATGTTTCTTTTCTGTTCGTCTGTATCCTCATACCCGTTCTCACGGTCATATTCGTCGAATGCTGATGTTTCCTGTTCCACAGGTTCGTCATCCATCAATTCCAAAAACTTCGGTGTGATGACGTTCTGCATCACAAAATGAATTGATTTCGCTGCAACCATCACCTCGGTGATGTCTGTTTCTCCCAGTTCCTCAAGTGACATCCTGCTGTCGAATACATCCTGCACAATCTTTTGATTGAAAAACAGGGCCTCCGACAGTTTCTCGCTGCTATTTATTTTCATGAGTTGAGCATATTTCCGATATTGCCCGACTGTTATGCTATTCACGAAATACTTTTCATCTTTGCAGGGGATGTATATTTCCGGCATCACTTGACGACGGTAAAATTTTCTTGAATCTTCTCCATTTTTTTCTGAATCTTTTCTGCGATGTCGATGTCGACCATCATAAACTCGGTGATTATCTCGTCAGCAGAAAGACCGATTTCCGGATTTTTCAATTCCTCAATCGTGAACTGGTCGCCGTAGAGACGGACAATCCACTCACACATCAACTGAATGTGCTCTCTCTTGTATCCGCTCTGTTGTGTGCCGTTTATTGTCTCAGATGCATCCAAATAGTCCATGTAGTCATCTGCCCCGATTTTAGGCATCGTGTACTTTTTCTGATTGATTACAATTTCATGTTTTGCCATTTTATTTCCCTCCTGTTATCTGTTGCTGACTAACCTTTAACCGCTGCCTGTTCTTTTTCCTGCACCTTGCTGAACCAGTCCTTGATTGCTGTCGCTGCATCCACATCCTCGGCGACGAGGTTGCTTTCATCGACTACAATCTGATAACGACCATCTTTCTGACGGTCATAGAAATCGCCCTTGATGGTGTTGCTCTTGACTGCGATTTTTTCTGCCTGTGTCTCAAATTCGTCATCGAGACCCTGTCCGAATTTTCCGCAGTAAAGCCATGTAAATTCATACTTTCCATTGCGTCGTTTGGTTCTGAATCCGAGGGCGAGTTCCGGTGCAAGGTCGTCCTTGCTCTTGATAAGGAATCCGTTCTCAAATAACTGTCCGAACAGCATTGCTCTGTCCTGTGGTGCAAGGGATGCGAGTTCGATTTCCACCTCTGTTCCCTCGTATGATGTGATTGTGTCCTCTGTACCGTCGTCAGAGTAGACCTTTTCACTTGACCATTTGTCTGAAATTTTTGCATTGACCGCTCTTGCCAGTTTGACCGGAACGTCTGCTGCATACGCTGTCTGTGTGTTCTGAGTTAATAATGCAGCATAGATGTCTCTCAATCCGCAATATCTGCTCCTTACGATAGGTGTTACCTCTGCCATTTTTATTCCTCACTTTCTTCGTAAAATTTATTGAATCGTTGTGCTTTCATGTATATTCCATTTTGAGGTTTGGAATCGTCTGCATTCCTTGCCTCAAATAAGAATCCACTTGCTTTCATAAGTTTCTTGATTTTCGCTGCAAGTTCAACCTCGTCATTCCGAGAAAAGATTGTCACCTGCACCGTAATTTGAACGCCCTCGGCAGTGTCATCCGAATAGCTGTCCTCAGTTTCACCGCAATCCCACAATGTCACATGCGTCTCTTTGATGTCCTCTCTGTACCATCCTTGCACTACTTGTATGCCGGAGTTTTCTACCTCCTGCAACGCCTCGGCTGCGTCCTTGATGATGTCACTCATTGAATCACCCCACAGTCTTGTTCAAATAGTCTTGATATTCACTTTCTGCGATGCTCTGAATCTGCCCCTCAACCGCACGACCTGCCTTGTATATGAACTCTTGAGGCGGTCTTTTTACCGTTCCCCAGTTTATGAATTTCACATAAAAGTGTTCACTGTTGTCTGCTTTCGTCCATCCCACATCTGCCTCGGCTCTCGTTCCGCTCACTTTGACCTTTTCAAGCGGAATCGCATCTGCTGCATGACCGGACGGGTGTGACTTTGACCCGAATCCTCGACCGGACAGGTTTTGATTTCTTGATTTTGGCATCTTGCTCGACATCTCTTTTTGAATGATTGGTTGTGCCTTGGTGACGATGTTCTTGTTCAGACCTTGAATCTCTTTCTCGGTCGCACATTGTTCCAGTGCTTTGACAAGTTCGTCGATGCCTTGAAACTCCATCTCAATCCGCATTTCATCGCCTCCGTGTCATATTCTGACACCTACGAAACCCGATTACATTTAAGGAGATACTTGCTCTCGCTCTCCACGGGAATCATGGAAAAGATGTCATATTTTTCACCCTTGAAGATGACCGAATGCTCTTTGTGATGCATCCACATCGCCTCTGTTTTTCTGCATCTTCTCACCTTGAAAACTGCTGTTTCCTCAAGTGACTGCTGCAATGCCTCATATTTCTCATTGCTCAACAGGTCAGATACATCGCACCAACATTTGAAATACTCCTCCGATGTGGTTTTGTTTCTTCCATCCACCACGGTGGTGGTCTCTTTCATGATTGTGATTCTGCCTGCTGCCATCATGCACCTCCGTACATCTCTTTGAGTAACATTGAGGAAACTGCATGTTGCATCACCCTCGTGTCCTTGCTGAATTTTTCTCGGTTGTCATATAAATCTTTGACCGAAACGAGCAGGAGGAGGCGTTGCCGTGATGACAGGTTCTCGGAATTAAAAGTCGGAATCAGTTCCGACATTTCCTCAAGGGTTGTGTCAATCATCAATTCAAGAATATCGTCGTCGTCCTCGTAGTCGATGCGACTGTATTTTTTGCAATCCTCAAGTATTTTCGCACGATATTCTTTCAATTCTTCATCCGTCATCGTTGCACCTGCTTTCTATGAATGGGCGGTCACAATGACCGCCCTGCTCTCTTGTTAGCCTGCAACATTCTCGGTGATTTCGCCCTTGATGACTGCTGCCTCGTCAACAGGCTGCACATCGAAACGGTCACGCACCTTGATTCCGGTCATATCTTTCTCCCACAATCCTGCTGCCTTGTCATTCATGTCGATGGTCATGACATTGCGGTCAAATAATGTGATAGCCTCTTTCAAGTCACCGATATACACCGGATGCTTGTATCCTGTCACCGCTTCGCCGGTTTTGATTTCTGTGGACTTGATGACCTTATTGGATACCTTGACAATCGGATACTTGCCGAATAACAACATCTGAGTTGCCATTGTCGGATTCGGCTGCAAGATGTACTTGCCATCTGCATCCTTTAACTTGTCAAGATAGTTGTATCCGCTCTGATTGGTGATGACCATGGAACTGGTTGCGATTGCAGGGTCGAGGGATACGTTGAACACGTCCTTGAGGCTGTCGATTGTAGAGATAACGACCTCTTTTCCTGCTGTCATGGCATTCAGTACCTTGAGAATCATGGCGTTTCGGGTTGCCTTTGTCTTTTTGGCAATCCATTTATTGATGTACGCCATGACATTGGCTGCTGTGTCCTCAAAAAGTTCGGCGGTGAGTTTTAAGATACCGCCTTTTTTCTTAATGGCATACTTAATAGCTTTGAACTTAGGTTCATCCATTTCGGGGAAGTCTGCCTCCTCCTCCACGTTGTCGAACGGTACGGATTCCGCATCAACCTCGATATTTCTCGAACCGCTCTTTGTGGTTACGCCCTCAACATTGACATACTGCTCAAGGTTGTCATCTGAGCGTCTCAGTTCGATGATGTCTGTTCTGATGTCCTCCGGAATGGTGACGCCGATTCCCATTTCTCCGTCCTCATTTGCTGTTGTATCTGAGGACAGTGCATCCTTGTAGACTTTCACGTCTGCCTCGTCCGGCTCTTTCTTTAAGAAACCACACTTGACAATATTGACGAACGCTTTCACAAGGTTCTTTTTCTTGGCTGCCTTGTCAACCGCTCCTCCGGTGATGTCTTTTGCCCTGCCATTGTTGAGGCTGTCCTCGATGCCATCGAGGTCATCATCCTCAAGGTCTGCCAGTAAATTGAACTTGTCCTGTAATTCCACAAGTTCGGCTTTTGCTTTCTTTGCCTCGTCCATCTTGCCCTCGTTTGCAAGAGAACGAACGGCGTTCTTTTTGTCGTTAATCTGCTTGAGCAGTTTCTGCATTTCTTTGTTCATTTTGAATCTCCTCTCGTTTTTAGATTCCGTACTCGTCCAAATCGGCGAGCAACTGTTCCTTTTCCTGTTGCATTGCTTTTTCCTTTGCATCTTTATCTCGTGCATCCAGTGCAGCGATGACGGCATTCACAACGTCCTGTGTGCTCGTCTTTTTCAGATTTTCCGGAATATTGTTGTATTTCTCAAAGAAATCGGATGTACATGCTGCGACTGCTGCCTGCTCCTCAATCTCAACATCGAAATACTGTGCGACCTCATTGCCATTCATCCATGTTTCATTTTCCACAAGCGACTGAATTGTCTCTCTTGACACTCCGTCCTTTGTGTGTTCCATGTAGATGTCGAGAATGGATTCCTCACATTTATCTAACTGAGCAATCACATCCTTGAAGTCGTTGGCGTTGCCCCATGCAATACACAACGGCTTGTGTACCATGCACTGAGCACCGGATGCGAAATGTAATTCGTCGCAGGCGAACATGATGACTGATGCGATACTTGCTGCCATTCCGTCCACATATCCGGTCTTGTGACCCTCGTGTCGTCTCAACTGGTTATAAATTGCCAGTCCTGCAAACACATCACCGCCTCCGGAATTGAAATAGATGTCGATGTCCTCGAAACCATCCAACTGATGCAGGAAATCAGCTATATCCTGCGGACACTTGTCCTCCTCGTACCACTCAGATTCCCATGTCGCTGATACAATGTCGCCGTAAAAGTAGAGCGAACATTTCTTTTTTTCCTCGTCCTCTTTCAAGTCCAAATATCCAACCTTATCCACCTGTCCGGTTCGTTTGTTTTTCTTTGTGAAATCAAACCTTTTCATCTTCGGCATTCTCCTCACCTCCTTTCACGTCATCCTCCTCGGTCGTTTGCTGACCATCTTTTTTGGCGTATTGAACGCCTGCTTTTTCAAGAGGAATCACGTTTCCGTTTGCATAGAGACGGTCACCTCCCTCGGCATTTGACATGTCGAGTTTTCTTCTTGCCTCGTTTGGCGTAACAATACTGTTCTTGACACCGTTGGAGAGGTACTCCATCTGTGTCTTTGAATCAGTTCGGAATAACACTTTTTCATTGAATTTGTAATACTTGCCCTCGTCCTGTTGGTCGGGCGTCAGCAGTTTATAATTGATTTCCTCCTCGTACTGTTTGATGACAAACAATTCCGTGTCGACGTAGAATGACAACTGCTGCATTTCCGAGTTACTGTATGACGATTTTTCATAGTCATTTATCTGATTCGGTTTGACACCGAATGCTGCTGCAATTTGCAGTGATGTATATTTTTTCAGTTCAAAGAACTGTGAATCAGTCAACTTGATGTCGAGCGGTGTCAACTTCATTCCGAGCGGAACAGGCAGGATTCGTCCGGTGTTCTTTGCACCGCTGCCGAACTCCTCGAACGATTCTCGGAGTGCCTCTTTCGCATTTTTGTCAAGAGTTCCCGTGTATTCCAGTACCGCCTTTGCGGATAGTCCGGATTCATACATCTTATTCATGAAATCCTGTGACGCACCTGCACCGTTGACCGTATCCCTCAATATTTCCTGCACTGGTAGTCCTGTGATGCCATTGAGGCTGTGTGATGTCTTGAAATGCAGTACCTCGTCAGTGTTGAAAATGTATCTCTTTCCGGATGTCGGGTCTGTGTAGACGTACCACAATCGCCCTGCTCCGGCGAATATTCCTGCATCGTCGACAATTATCTGAACGCAATTCGACTGCATCACCCACAGGTCAAGCGTTTTTAATTCTCCTCCGAACTTCTTTCGGTCGAATTTCCTGCGTACATATACATACGCATTTCCGAAATGGTTTCGATTCATCTCAACCGTGTTCCAAAAAACCGTTGGTGTCATGAACGGATTCGGTCTCGTCTTGAGCAGGCGTGAGACATCCGTGTCCTCCGGTTCAATGATGCCCTCCTCTGTCTTTTGATAGTATTTGACGGGCATCTTTGCCAGTGTTTCAGACAACATCTTGAGGCAGGTGAAATATGTCACCTCTGAGGTTGGCTTTCTCCTAGTTGCCCCGAAAAGTCCGAGGAACGTATCTGAGTTGATTGAGAATGTCTTGTATGACGATGGTTCTGTCGCATTCGACACTGTGTTCCTGCTCCTCCACTTTTCCAGTAAGTTGCTATATGCTGTTTTGAATGGATTCATCGGTTCTCACCTCCGTTCTCTGTGTATTTTTCTTTCATGGCAAGCCATTCATTGACGAACTCATTTGCATCCGGTTTGTATTCGTCTTTCATTGCGAGTTTCCATGCGTCGATAATTGCATCAATCGGGTCAATTCTGTCCTCGCTGATGTCCTTATCAATCTTGATTTCGCCGTAATTGTTCGAGATTGTCTTTGCATTTGCGATTGACCATGTGAGCAATTCATCGACCGGAACGACTTTCTTTCGTTCTTTTCCGGTCTCCACGCCCTCAATTTCAATATTGCCTGTGAGAATTTCCAGTCTGAAATCGACAGTCGCATCGTTCAACTCTTTCGCTGTCTGTGTGATAGAGATGGAATCCCATCCCATCGCCTCAAGGTCTGAGAGGAACGCCGATGCGTTGTGTGGGTCATAACAAATCATCTGAGGCTTGAGGTTGTATTCCTCAATGAGCATCTGCAAGTATGACAAGATGTACTTGTAATCTGTCTTGATGCCCCCCAGTGTGTAGGTTGGTGTCACGAGACCCTTTTCAATCCATACGTCATACGGCACTTTATCCGTCTTGATGTGCTCGTCGACCCTGCTCGCAGGAATGAACGAGTGTGTCTTGACGAAATATTTCTTGTTTCCATCTTCATCCGTGAACGGAATGACGATGGCGATTGATGTCAGGTCACCGCCGGACGATAAGTCAACGCCGACATAACACTTTGAGCCTTTGAAATTCGCCAGTGTTTTGAGGACTGCAAGGCGTTTCCACTTCTTAATGTCCTTGATGTACTGGTGATTTGACCACTGAATCCACTGATTCAACTGCTTGACGAGGAAATCTCTCAAGTCCTCGCCACCCATGTCCTTGGCGGTGGATGCAACCGGAATCATATTCTCAAGAGCATCCACATCGAACTCAAGAATCGGGTTCGCTTTTATCCAGTTTTCCGGTTTCCAAATGTCATCATCTTCATCCATCTGAGCGATGTATGCGAACTGTGCATCGTTCTCAAATACTCCCTTGAGCAGATTGCAGCAATACTCATACAGTTTGTAACACGGCGACTTGAGGTCGAATCCTGCCGTCGTGATGACGGAAATCAATGCGGATTTCAATTTCTTGATACCGCCCTCAAGCAGTTTATACATCTGATTCGTTTTGTGAGCATGGTACTCGTCGACAATCCCGAGGTATGGTCTGAAACCATCCATTGACTTGGTGTCTCCGGATACTGCCTTGATGATTGAGTGTGTCAACAGGCAATCAATCGTGTTGTTATGCTCGTGAACCTTGAACCACTCCTGCAACTCCTCGTCGCTGTTTATGAACTTGATGACCTCCTGCAATACAATGTTTGCTTGGTCTTGCTTTGTCGCAGTACAGAACACCTTGCCGTATTTGTATCCGTCAAAATTGCCGTAAAACGCTGCAAGAATGCCATTGATGAATGATTTTCCGTTCTGCCTGCCTAATTGAACATAGGACGTTCTGAATCTTCTGTGATGGATTCCCGATTTCGGGTCTGCTGCTTTCTTTCTCCATCCATTCAGAGAGCCTAGAATGAAACATTGGAACGGGTAGCATGTGACCTGTTCCTCCTCGTCGCCCTCTGCGATGACGAGTTCCTCTGCAAAATTGATGATTCTTTCTGACTGCTCGACATCAAAATAATAGATATAGGGTGCTGTTTTGGACTTCTCCAAATCATCGAGATGCCTTTGACACGCCAGTCTGACGTATTCTCCGGCATTTATTTTCCCTGTGACGACGTCAACTGCGTACTGTGTGCAGCGGTCTATGGTTTCAACTGTCTTTGCCATAGTTTAGTTTGCATACTTCGCAAACTTGTTCTCCGGTTTCGGCTGTTGTACTTTCGGCACGACAATTCGGCATCTGCTTGATACCGTCAAACCGAAATCGCCTGCCCCCTGCCTGCACTGTTTCCAACATCTATCTTGAATTATCAAGAGACGCTCATGTTCTCCATTCACGACCTCTCGTTCTCCGACCTGTACTTGAACCATCGTTCCGGTCTCCTCGTCTTTCTCAGACTTGAAAATCGGTATCATTTCAGTGAGTGGGATTTCTCCCAGTTTCTTGGTCACCTCAAGATATTTCTCTTGAGCAATCAGCAGTCTTGCGAGTGCGTCACAGTCCACATTCGCAATCAGTTTGATTTCGAGCAGTTCTTTCGCAAGTTTCCGGAATTTCTTTTTGAGTTCCGGCGACAGATATGACGGCGGTTTGACCTTGTCACTCGGTGCAACGACCTCGGCATTTTTTCGCTGCTCAATTTCTGCTTTTGTGAGGTGTTTTTTACCTTTCAAAACCACCAAATCAGTGGGTTGTCTTGTTCCTGCCATGCAACAACAAACCCCCTTTCCCTCTAGTGTTCGCCGATGCTGTGTCACATTCTGACACCCCTTTCGGATTTGACCCTCTGTTGAAATTCTCGTGGGGAGTTTTCTCCGAACCGAATGGGGGGTGCGACTTAGAAACGGTTACCGAAAACTTTTTCGATACCCCCTGCCTCTTTGAAATGACGTTCAATCACCTGCCGAATCCTCGCTTGTGTTGCTCTCATGCTTGCCTTGTCCTTTTTGTATAGTGCTGTGATAGTGTTGTGTGTCGCTATGCTTAAAGGTATAAGGTTCAAAGGATTGAGCCTCTGTTGCCAGTCCTCCTCAAGTTCTATGATGTGATGAATCGGGTCTGATTCTTTGAGCGTTATCAACTCGCCCATCTCGTACAGTGCATAGATGTCAATGTAATCATAGACACTCATAATCACCGGACGAATCTCTCGCCATTCCTTTGACACATAGAACTCTGCTGCTCTTTGGTCTCTCCGTGTGTTGTTATATATCACATGCCTCGACTGCTCTCGTTCCTCACACTGCTCACACAGTCTCATGGTCTGCGGTATCAACTTCCCACACCTGCACACTTTGTATAGCAAACTCTCACCCCTTTCATTGCCTGCTGCCTGTTGTCTCTTTATATAGGGCAGTGGTTTCACATGGTGTCCTGCTGCCCCGATAACAGGAGGGCGAACAGGGCAAGAAAAAAGCGACTGCATCTCTGCAATCGCTCCTTACAACTGTTCACGCTACTATATTACCACTTGAAAACGACCTTTTGTTCCCCATCTTTTCACGGCATTTTCACGCACTTTTCACGGCATTTTCACGCCCTTTTCACGATATTCCTGCAAATATTTGCTATTTATCAATAGCCTTTGCACCGAATAATTTGATTGATAACCGCTCAACCATAGTCTTGCACCACTGTTTCGGTGCATTCTTTCCGCAGTTCCATTTGTCTCTGATGTCCTCGTATGTCTTGCCCTCAATGTATTTCATCTTGAGAGCATCGAACTTGTACTCCTCACCTGCTGCATTCGCCTCTTTCTCCAATGCCTCAAGGCTCTTGTTGATATGCTGAAACAGGATGACCGTCTCTGCCTTACATTCTCGAATGGACTTGAGGAACGCTTTCTCTGCCGATATGTTGTAGAGTTCTGCATTCTCCACCTGCGAGGTTTCACTGACCGCCTCCGATATATACCTCTGCATCTCGTTGTAGTTCTCAAGATACATATATGTTTTATCAATGACGGTGACTGTTGCCTGCTCTGCCATTCCTGTTCCCTCCCTTTCTTCTCATAGGCAATCCGTGCATCTTTCGCCAGTTGTTTGATTCCCTGCGGACTGCTGCCTCAAGTGATGCTCTGCCTGCTGCTGATATGACCACACTCACCGGAGGATGCTGTCTGTTGTATTCATCCATTTCGTCGACGGGTGGCATATCTCTCAAATAGTCGTTTTCCTTTTTCCATACGGTTTCCGGCTCTGAATCCCGTTTCGCCCTGTTGACTGTTGCTTTGTCTGCTGCCTGCTCGACTATCGCCTCGATTTCCTTTTCGCTCTTTCCTGTTGCTCTCAGTCCTTTGACCATATCTGTCAGAACGTCAATCCATCCCATATCAATTCCCCTTTCTTAGTTGAACGGCAATTCCTCGTCGATGCCGTCCGGTATATTCATAAACCCGTCGTTATCTGTCGGGTGTTCTTGCGACTGCTGCCTGTTTCCGGATGATTCTCCCTTGCTCTCAGCGAACTCCTGCTCCTCGATTACCACGTCAGTGGTATATACTTTCTGACCGTCTCTATTGGTGTATGAGCCTGTTTGAATGCGTCCGGTGATTACTACTTTCATGCCTTTCTTGAAATACTTCTCAGCAAATTCTCCGGTTCGTCCAAATGCCACGCACCCGATGAAATCTGCTGACTGCTGCCCGTCTCTATTTCCACGACGGTCGACTGCCAGTGTATAGCGTGTGATGCACATGGATTCCTGTGAACTGTTGCTCTGTGTGTATCGTGATTCGGGGTCTCTTGTCAATCGCCCCATCAATATGACCTTATTCATGAATATCCTCTCTTTTCTCAATCCTGTCTGTGATTGCCGTTGTTGATGTCCTGTCTGTCGCTCTTATCCTTGCCTATCTGTCCGAATACCTTTACCAGTTCCACCAAAAAGGCAAGCAATACCGTCAAGACAATCAGTCCGACCACGATTCCGATTCCGGTCAATATCATGCTCAATATGCTCATTTCTTCTCCTCCTCTTATGCGTGATTATTGAGTTCTTTTGAGAGGTTGAAAAATTTCTCTTTGAACTCCTCATTGCTGCCATTCATGCAGGTTTCAAACATGTCCTCGTAGAGTTCACGGCTCTCGCAGATGAATCTCTGCTGTCCGATGGTGTATCTATTCTTGAAAAACTGTTCTTTGAATCCCTCAAGGATGACAGTCCATGAATCTCTCTGTTTTTGGTCGACATCCGGATATTTGTCGAGCATCCGGTTCACGACCGTGTCAACTGCCTCAGAAATGACCTTTTTCCAATCCGGACGGTCTTGCAGCAGGAGGAACTCAATATCTGCGAATGTGTCGCCTGCTGCCACCGCTGTGATGTGAATATCTTTCTTTCCCTTGGCTGCCACAAGAATCAAGTCCTCGTCATAGGCTGCACGATAGTATTTCAGTTTCTCCTCGAAATTCTCTGCCGGATTGATGATGATTTCCGGTTGACTGCTGCCCTCTGTCTGAATAGCCACACCGATGTATCCGGCATGTGCATCAATCGCCTTTTTGAATATGTCTGCAAACTCTTTTTTTCGCATTTCGTCATTCTCCTCTCTATGATGCCATCACTTTGGCGAGCAGGCTCTCGTATAACTGTTTGAATGTGTCTCGTTCGGTCTCAAGCCGAATCACGCTCTCCTGTGATGCGTTTTGTGCCACTTTCCTGTTTTCCTCGACATATACTGCTGCATCCTGCTCCATCTGCTCCATTTTCGTCTCATTGTCCGTGATTTCCTGCTGCAAATCGGCAATCTCTGCCTTGAGACGCTCAATCTCGTCATTCTGCTGTTTTATTGTCTCGCCGTACTGTTTTGAGGTCTTGGTGTCTCCGTCCAGTGCAAGGGAAATCATGAGAGCGATGTCAATGTTCTTTTGCTCTTGCTCTGATACCTGTCCGATATATCCTGTGATTCTATCCACGGATACAGAAACAATCTGCTCGCATAATACAGTCGAAACTCTGCCCGTGCTCCGGATGACCGTATGTGTCGGCAGGTCTGTCTTTGGCTGAGTGGTCAAATATACCACCTCGACCACTCCACTGTTTTCATTGTTCTTTTCATTGCTTACGATGACCGCCGGACGGTCTGCCTGCTGCTCATGACCGTATGACACCCCCCCTCGGCTGATGTAATAGATTTCACCTCTATGCAAATCATTCATTGTTCTTTTCCTCCTGTTCTGCCACTTCGATTCCTGCCACGGATACGAGTTTCGTTCCCATGATGCAATATCCGTCCTCAAGTCCGGTATAGTCGTCAAGCAGGTACGTCACAAGCACTCTCACGGTGCGTCCTGTGTTCTTTCCATCCTTGAACTCCATCATCTCAAGGAAATCGCCCTCTTTGTATCCTCTGTCATTTTTTCTCAGTTCGAACGATTTCTTGCCGGATACAACATCATCGAAATACATGGATGCAAGGCGAATCTGATGAATCTTTCTGCCGTCGCCTGTTTCACTTGGCAGGGTCTCCATTTTCTCCTCCTCTGCCATCTCACGGAGTTTCTTTTTCGTCTCACGGTCGATTGCATCCTGTTCCTCATTGTATTTCTGCTCTGCGGTCTTGTTTGCCTCGGCTCTGTTCTTATACTGGTCGCACTTGGTGCATGTTCCGGTCTTGACGTTGCATGTCTCGTATTCAATGCAGGAATAACACAGAGAGGTGATTCCCTCCGGATGCGGTGTCTGATAGTCGTCGCCTGCTGCCGTCTCGGTCTTTTCTCCGGAGGTGTCTGAATCTGACACCTGTTCCTCTGCCTCTCCGATAACCTCGCCGTGATATGAGAGCGGTGTTTCCTGCTCTGCTGTGGTCTCGCCTGCTGCCTTTGCCTCTTTCATGCCCTTGACCTCTTTGTATGAGAGTTCTCCGGTCTCCATGTATTTTCCCAGTGCCTCACGCTGTTCCTCTGCCGACATCCCACTGAGTTCGTATGCAGCGGAAAACGTGAGACGTTCCTTTGTGAGTTCCTCTCTGAACTCCGGAATCAGATTGTTGCTGACGCTCTCCATCTGTGCAATCTTGGTCTTTGACGTCTTGAGCATCGTGGCGATGACATCTCTCAGTCTGCCGGATTGCAGGTCGTATCCCTTGATTGTGCCTCCTGCTGCCTTTATGCGCTCAAGAGATGCCTTGAGACGCTGTTCCTCCTCGATTAAGTCCTTGACGCTCTTGATTCGGTATGCGTTGGCGATGATGATTTCCACCTGCTCCTCGTCCGAATCCTGTGGCGTTGTCAGTTTGCAGGTCGCCATCTCAAACTCTTTGTATCCCTTTTCGACGAGCATCTTGAGAGCGAGCCATCTGCGTTCTCCTGCAATGATTCTATATTCGCCCTGCTCATTCGGCTCATAGACGAGTTCGAGGTTCTGTTTCAACCCGTACATGAGGATTTCTCCTGCCAGTTCCTCGATACCACTGAGGTCATAGAAATTCATTGTATTCCGGTACATCTTGAAAATTGAAATGTCTCTCGTTCTGAATCTCGCTCTCGGTGTCTCGTCAATGCCTGCTTTTGTATTCTTATTCAGTGCATCCATCACACTATATCCTGTTGCCATGTCTGTTCCTCCTGTTTATTCGGTCAATTTCTGTTTCTTGGTTTCGGTGCGTTCCACATTGATTTCACCCTTGGCATTCTGAGAAACCGATGCCTTGACCCCCCCTCTGAGGTTCAACGTGACCTTTGCCAGTCCTCCGGTGTATATCTCCTCGACTGCTGCCGACAATATGCTCACAATCTCCTCGCCGACACGTTTCTCCGGTGCTGCATCCTGTCCGAACAGGACGGAGACGTTTTTCAATGCTTTCTCTTTTCTCTGCTTTTCTTTCTGATACTCGACCGCCTGCTCGCAGGTGCATCTCATTGTTGCCTCCTCTGCGAGTTGAGGAGATGTCAAACTCTCCTCGGTTTCGATTGCTATTGTCTGACCGCAAAATCTGCACACTCCCGTGTTCAACTTACTCATTTTCGTTTTCCTCCTTTTTCTCTCTCAAGATTAAGTCCGGACACCCATCGCACTGCTGTCCGTTTTCCTCACATTGCTCCTGCTGCACTTCTGTGACATCTCTGAGTGGTTTTTCATACCATCTGCAAAATGCCTCGTTTTTCATCAAACCGCCTCCCTTGTTTCTCCGAGAATGATTTTTCGGAACATGCTTTCAAATATCGGAACGGCGATGCTGTTCCCTGCTTGGTCATATAATGCCTTGTAATATTTTCCGATTCTTTGCTGTGCCTCTCTCGCCCTCTCAAAGTCCTCGTCAGTGTATCCTTGCAATCTCCAACACTCTCGCTCTGTCAAATACCGATACCGCCCATCGCCTCGGTCGATAACCTGTGCAGGCGTCCGGTCTTGGCGTGTTGTGATGGTGTATGCATAATCTTGAATGACTGTCGCTCGTCTGATAC